CTGGACGGTATTGCTGACGGGATAAGCGGCAGCGGATGGACATCGCTCCAGGAGGGACGGGTACCGGAATGGCGGGTGGAAAACAAGCTGGGCAGTATCACCCGTAAACCACAGTACATCTTTTTCTCGCTCGGCTATAACGACTGGTCAGCTGATATTGGGCGCGTCAGGGCAGCATTTCCGCCAGCCGTTGCGGCCGCCCGGCGTATCTGCCCCCTGGCGAAAATTATCGTTATTGGTCCTGCCACTCCGGTCGGGTCGACGACACAGCTGAATGCCATCCGGGAGGCTGTGGCTGAAATGTGTGCCGGCCTGGATATTGCGTTCGTGGATGTCAGCGACGTGGTGAATGCGGCCAACAAGGGTCTGTATACAGGCAGTGACATGGTCCACCCCAGCGACGCCGGCCACATTTACCGGGGGGTACAGATGGCGATAAGGGTATCTGAGCTTTTGTAATGTAAAAGTCTGACTGTCAGTTAATTACAGAAACCGCCTCCGGGCGGTTTTTTATATGGGGGAAATTAATGATTGAAGAACTTCACGACACTATCGGGCTGGGTGTTGAATTCGCTCTGGCCGATGTTCACACCATTGTTGTCGCAAAAATAACTGTCGTGAATATTAACACAATCAGTTGTGTCCCGGTTATCAACCGGGTCGTTAAAGGTGAAAGTATAAAACTGCCTGAGTTGATCGAAGTCCCCCCAGTGATATTGCAGGGGGGCGGTAGCTACATTGCCGAGCCGATTAAGCCCGGTGACTACTGTCTGGTTCTTATCTCAGAACGATGTTATGACGCATGGTATGCAGGTAGCGACTTCGTTTCACCGCTTGAAATGCGCATGCATGATTATTCAGATGGTTTTGCTTTATGCGGGATTAATCCGCTGGCTAACGCCATCGCTATCCCAAAACAAAACCGGATGATGAACGGGAACACTGACCATGTGGGGGATCTGAATCTCACGGGCAATGTCACGGTATCGGGCAACCTGACGGTGGGCGGTGATATCAACTGCGCCGGACGGTTAACTGTGGCCTCGGCGACCATTGGTGGTATTAATTTCGGTACTCATAAACACAAAGGTGACAGCGGAGGCGATACAGGAGGCCCGCAGTGATTGTTTCAGCACTGGATAAAGACGACGACTGGGGATTTGGCCGTGGGCGTGCAAATTACATTACCGGCGGCGCGGCGATTGCGCAAAAAGCCAAATGCCGGATCCGCTCGTTCAAAAACGATAATCCATTAAATATGGATGACAATATCGACTGGATGTACTTGCTGTCGGAGAAAAACACCGGGCAGGAGATTTTACGGGAGGTTGAGCGTGTAACACTGGCGACAGACGGGGTGATGCGCATCACCGCCCTGACTATGGAGGTCAATAAGGCAACCCGGTCACAGAAAATCGAACTCAGCATTGAGACCGTATTTGATGATCAGACGATCATCTTCCCTGTCAACGGAGCGTTGAAAAATGGCACTACACTTTAATGACAATGGCCTTGAGACAAATAACTTTCGTGAAATTTTTCAGACGCTGAGTGACGGATATAAAGCCATTTATGGGCAGGATATAGATCTGGATCAGGAGTCTCCTGATGGTCAGCGAGTTGCTATCGAAGCTCAGGCGCGAGCAGATATTGAAGCTGCGCTGCAATGGCTTTATTCCCAAATGGACCCTGATTTTAATACTGGTGATATGCAGCAGATCATTGCAAAGCTACATGGCCTGTATCTGCGTCCCGGTTCTCGTTCACAGCGTGACCTTAAAGTGACGACCGACAGGACTGTATTGCTTTATAGCGGGTACAAAATACGTGATCAATCAAACCAGGTATGGTTTGTGCGCCAGGATGTGCAGATACCAGCCGGGACAACAAGCGTTACTTTCTTTGCTCAAAGTTTCGGGAAAATTACCGGACTGACAACTGATACTTTTACTCAACTTACTCCTGAGCCTGGTGTGGTGGACATCACCACCGATACGGAAATTGTTGTAGGTCGTGATGAGGAAACACCGGAGGAATTCCGCCAGCGTAGAAACCGCTCGCTGGAGAACCCTGCTACCGGCAGTACCGGGGCGATTTTCGCGAAGGTGGCACAACTGGCGGGCGTGACCGATCTGAATATTGATGAGAATAATACCAAAATCGACAACGAAATTACTGGAATTCCAGCTAATTCGATCTGGCTTGTTGTTGAGGGCGGGGCAATTTCAGAAATTGTAGAGGTTATGGTTAAGCAGAAGGGAGGAGGTACAGGGACAAAAGGCAGAATCACTGGTCGGTATATTGAAACACTGGTAAGGCCTGATGGTAGTACACTTCAGATAGCCCACGACATGCAGTTTGATCGACCAACCTATAAACCCCTACATATTAAACTCACTGCAAAAAGGAAAGTTAAAGGTGAGCCGATAGACATTGATACGCTAAAGAAAGCGCTGGCATCACGAGTTATGCACATTGGCGAATCAGTGGATGCAAATGAGTTTTATGAGAATGGTTATGGCGTTAGCCGGGTTAATTTTGTTTTGACTAACCTACAGATCAGTGACGATGGCATCACGTACACAGATGCTGAGTTATCGCCTGGCTTTGAGGGGAAATTTACACTTGATGTTGAGAATATTGATATTAGTGAGGTGGTTTTGTGAATGATGACATCATAAACCGCTATACGCTAATGCTGATTAAGCAGTACTGGGAAAAGCCAAAAGCAAAATCTGAAATACAGGCTATGTTACGACACTGGCAGATTATCGCCGACTTTATTCGCAATCCAGATAATTTCGATCTTGACCAGGTAACAGGTTATCGATTAGACGTTATTGGCCGTATAATTGGTCTGGCGCGTAGTGTTCCGGAAGTAATCGCCAAAATATTTTTTGGTTTTGACGGGCATATTAATTCAGCAGGCTTTAGTAGCAAATCAGATGTTTCATTTATCGGCGCTCCATTTTTCAGAAAATTTGCGCCAGCATATGGTGATTATCAGTTAGGGGATAATGAATACAGGCGATTTTTAAAAGTGAAGATCGCGAAGAATGCCGCCTCTTCAACAATCTCCTCTGATGATCGGGTGAGTTTGCAGGAAGTGATACAGGCGGCGTTTAACGGCGAGGCATATGTCACTGATCGGAAAGATATGACACTTGCTCTAAATATTTCGCCAAAAGTACCCCCGGAAGAATTGCGACTCATTGTTCAACTCGGTTTGCTCCCCAGGCCAGCGGGGGTTCGCTACGATTATTTTTACCAGGTAACACCCGGGTTGACCTTTGGTTTTTCCAGGAACCCCGCCGCCAGAGGTTTCGCCAGCAAATTTAATGCCGCCAGCCAGGGCGGTTTTTTTTCGAGGAAAATTCATGTCTAAGATCGAACGATACCAGGGAAATTTACGGGCTTTTGCTTCAGGCGCGGAAGGGCTGGAGCGAACACTTTTTGGTTCTGCGGCCCAGGCTGATGACCTTACCTCGCAGGTTACCGCCGCTTTTTTGCGCGGGTGGGGGATTGTTGGAGCCTCTGAATACCCATCGTTAGAAGATTTTAATGGCGCGATGTATGCAATGTCTCAGTTTTTAGCCTACCAGCATCAGGTCGGTGTACCTGAGTGGCATGAAGACCAGGAATATTATGTTGGTTCAATTTGCACTCAGCATGGTGAATCTTACCAGTCTCTTACAGATGCAAATGTTGGCAACGAGCCGCCATCAGAGCAGTGGACGCCGATTTTGACAGCTGCAAATGGCCTCAACAATATTGGTTTGAATATCCAGTTTCAGATGGGAGCGAATATTTCTATTGAAGCTGATGAATACGGGAATATTCCACAGCAGGACGGCATGGTGATGACATCAATTTCTATTCCACCTGATAATCATTCCAAAATACAGGCAACATTCCAGCCGATACAGGTGAAATTCGGTGATGGTGACTGGCAGGACTTAAAAACACTGAAGCCAGTAGGTAATTTAAAACAGGAGGTAACCGATGACAATATTTAAGAAAATTAAACACTATCTGTTTGGGTGTGATAAATCCGTCGAATTGCGGCTGGGGCCGGCAGAAATCCTGGTGTCTGATGACAATGGCGTTATTCCTGAGCAGGGCGGCAGGGTTTTGACACAGGTGATAATTCTGGATGCACCGAAGGGACAGATTGAGTGTGTTTACCGTCCGCTGCAGGTGAGGCAGGATGGCGGGGAATGGGAAGACATCAAAGGGATGTGATTTGTCGGCCTGAAAAAAACCGGAGTTTTCTCCGGTTTTGCTTGCATGGTTATCACGCTGTTTGTTATGAAAAGTTACAGGAGACTAATTTTTCCCTCAGAAACAGTCGGCCTGTTATTGGCTGATACAGAGGCTCCACCGGGGAGCAGAGCTGCTCCTGCCACACTGTAATTTCTTTAGCTGTTCGGTGAGTTGAGCTGGTAGGTTAATTGCCAGGTAATCTGACCCCGGGGGTGGCCTGCCATGTTATAAAGCCACTGAACAAGCCTTCCCTGGCATCCATTAATTCTTTCAACAGCGAAAAGGTCATCCTGAGGATGATAGGTTACGGAATATTCACGACCATCAATAGTCACTTTGCTGTAACTTTGTGGTGATGGATTATGCAGACTGGCGCGAGACTGTTCGTGAATGGTATAAAGCTGGTCATCAGAAAGTGATTGTAATGTTTGAGTCCTTGATGACCAGACTCCATTAGGTAATGAAATTTCTTCTGAAATATTTTTCTTACATGTGTTATTTGTGTCTGTAATATTTTTAACAGTAACCAATGTTTTGTTCAAGGTGTTTTTATCTTTCGGTTGGAAGAATTCTTTTATTTTGTCTGGTAACGCTATCTCAATCGGTGAGGTCTTTCCGATATCTAATTTTTCATTTAAAGATATATGTGTGTTTTTAACACTGATTATTTCTGAGGAGAACCAGTTTTTCGTACGTTCATGTATAGTTTCAACTAATTTTTTAACCTGGGTAGGAATAGTGGAAAAATTAATTCCGCTTGATGATATGTTCATTAAAATTCCTTATCAACATCTGTTATGGAAAAACGGTCTGGCTTTTTAACGTCTTAAAAGTAAGTTTCACAGATCGGTATTGCAATGGTGATCACAATTCTCCATGCTATCTGGCATGTTTCTTTCAAAAAGTGTCCATTCTGTCATCATGTTTTGAAACTGATTGGGGCAGGAGTACCGCGACAGCAGATAGCGATTATTTATGATGTGGGGTTGTCGACGCTGTACAGAAAGTTTCCTGCAGGAGAAAATGAAACCGCAGACATACCGTATGCAACGTGCTGCGGCTAGCTGATAAGCTTGTAAAAATCTTGAGCAGGGAGTGGAGCCTTTCTATGAAGCTAATTTGTTTAATTTCATTTGTAGTGACTTTACTTCCTGGTCAATAATGTTAAATCCCTTATTGACTGCATCTCTAAGTTCCGCATCAATATTTTTTATCCCTTGAGCATAATCTACCATTACATCTATTTTTGCATCATGTAATCTCTTATACATGGTTTTGTCATTGTTATTGTCAGCCATACCAATAAGGATTTTTTCATAATCCTCAATGAGTTTGTTGTTTCCTTTAAAGGATTGTATTAATGAACGTGAATATGTGTAAATATTAATTATTGAGTCTCTTGCAGAATCATTTAGTTTTGCAATAACATTCGCATTTTGCTCATAGAATGTGAAATTATCATCCCCTACAGGGAACGTGAGAATTAACATCTGTCCGGGTTTGATATTATCAACGTGTGTTTTCATCCTTTTGTTATATAAATTGATTAGGGTGAAAACTTCTCCCTTAACTCCTTTTAATACCGAAAGCTGCAATTCAAGGGATTCTCTTTCTGTCTCTACTTTAGAAAGCTTAGCTTGTTGGGTAACTCCTTTTAGGGTAAACCATCCGCCAATAAGAGTGCCAGCTAGGGCTGTGAGGGAGGAGGATAACCATCCAGGGATGCTATTTAAAAGATTACTAAATTCACCCATTATAAATACTCACTAATGTTGAACGATATATATCAAATTATTATAAAACGCGTCAGCTACTGGAGAAGACTACCTGGACTTCGATCTATTCCTGCATCCATATAGTTGATGGCCTTCTGGAGTTCTTCGATTAGGGCAACAGCTTTTGCTCGAGAGATGCATATTAGTTGATCCGGAAATTCTTGTAAGGGCCAGTTTGGTATACAGTCCATGTTATCTGTAAATGAGGTGGATAGATAGACCTCGTTCGTGAGAAGTGAATAGCTCACTTCAAAATCTGTCAGTTCAGGAACGCTGCTGACGTTGGAATCTTTACTGGTCATATAGTTATTCGATACTGTTTTTTTGTACAGTTTATTATTCGATGGTTGTGTAAGTGTAGTCAAGTGGATATGCCTAACTGGAAAGAATATTGTTTGTTTGATAGGAGCTAACTTTTTGTTTTTGCTGAATGTTGAAATAAAGTAGTATTCTTTCTATTTATTATAACCACATGATAATAAATGAATTTTTTCCGGTCTTGAAAACCGGCGACCCGAAAGGGTTCCAGAGTTCGAATCTCTGCGCTTCCGCCAGATTAAACAAGGGGTTACCGAAAGGTAACCCCTTGTTTTTAGGGATGTTAGAATACACTTAGAATATTTTCCCTGTTTCTTTAACGGCGGACAAAAAAATCCCGCCGAAGCGGGAGATTTTCAGGCCTGGATGAGACGCTTAAACAGCAACTGTTTAATGTCCTGACGGTGCGACAAAATCGCATGTGCTGTTACAGTCGAGCCATCCACCGAATACAAAACACGATACCTGCCTGCGGTATTGCATTCCCGGTATTTTGCCACCCCGAGTTTCACTAGTTCCGGGCAAATTTGACAACCGAGCGGAAACTGGCCTACCTGTTTCTCAAATTGTTCGAGCATTTCAGAAACCACAGGTTTAGCTTCCACCTCATGACGGTGGAGAAAACTTGCGATATCGTCGATGCAGGTTTTGACTGTGAGTGTGTATTCGATTTTGACTTTTTCCATTACTGGATCCTTATATCAATTTCTCTCATATAAGCCCGTCCAGTAACTGCTCCTTTGAATACACGTTGCCATTGGTTTTGTCTTGCTCTGACAGGGTAAGAAGTTTCAGAAGAGCAATGGCGTTTTCCCGCTCTTGTTGCTGAGCATATGACTCAATAACATACGCGGGTACACCATTTTGAGTTACCAGAATTGGCTCTGACAATTCGAGAGAAGCAGCATTCTTCTTGACGAAGCTGATCGTTTCTACTCGCATTAGGCGTAACCTCGCTTTAAATATAATCCTCAAGACTGTTGGTTCGGTCCAAATATAGCCTATATTTAGTCCTTTGGCAACTATGCGAACTGGCTGATAGCCGGGATATCAAGGGAAGGGGTTACTTTAACAACAATCGGTTGGTTTCTTTTCCCGGTTGTAAAAGGGATACCATGACAACGCAACTGCTGCTGTTCTGTATATGCGTACCTGACAATGGAGTATTTTCCCGAACGTCATTACAGTCAGATGTCTGTTGCTTATATGACTCAACTGCACTGAAAGAGCTGGTGTCCCGGCGTTTGCCTCATCCTATTAGCAGGGAAGTCATAACAGGGGCACATATAATTCCGAAAGAACAATGTCATTTTGACCCGGAGAAGGGCACATTTATTCATTCTGCATCTGAATAGTGGCGAAGGCGATGTAGCTCTGTTGAGGATACGGGTACAAATTCCGACGGTGTAAAAAGATATCAAACGACCTTTACAATATTGTGAACTGTTTTGCACACTTCTCTCTGTGTAAACAGAGATTATGAAAGATAAAAGGGAAATGGATGTTAACCCTGTCAGGCCCGTGACGGCCAGCAGAAATACAGAAGAAACAACGGTGCCTGCTGCAGCGAGTGTCAGGGCTGCTATTGAAGCGTGGCAGAATGAGACCGCGCCGGGAGAGGAACGGACGATGGTGGCGGCTCGTCTGCTGGGATGTCAGGAAAACTCAGAGGCAGTGATACAAATTCATGCGCCAGTGACAACGCTGCCGGCGTTATTACCCCCCTCGCTGACGGATCTGGTGCTGGATGGCTGTACGGCCCTGCGTGATATCGGTCATTTGCCGGTAGGTCTGAAACGCCTGAGTGTGGTGGGGTGCACCTCGCTGGAAGCTATCAGTACCCCGCTGCCTGAAGGTATCTCGGGAATTTTTATTTGCCACTGTCCGGCCCTGGCCCGAATAGAAGGCGAATTACCTCCACAGCTGCATCGGATGGTGTACGTCAATGGATGCACCGCACTGAATGAGGCTCAGCGAGAATTCCTGTCATTTCCGGTTGATAAACATGGTCGTTCCAGTCTGAGTCGTGCTGAATTGCAGGCGGATATCCGGCACTTTTCTGCGAACAGGCATGAATATGAGAGTGAGGCAGAACGGAATTTTTCTCAATGTGGTTTTATATGCGGCGATCTTCATGGACTCAACTTATCTAAGGTAAATATGAGTCATTCGGATTTCAGAAGGGCGAACTTGACCGAAGTAACATTAACTCATGCAGCAGTCAAAGAGAGCGATTTTACATCAGCCACTTTAACGGATGCCGTTCTGGACTTCAGTAATCTGGACCAGAGTAATTTTGCTGGTGCCACCCTGACGGGAGTGAGTCTGTATGAGGCCTCGATTGATGGCGTCAATTTCACCGACGCTAATCTGGAGAGAGCTCAGATGGGGAGGG